ACGGGACGATTCTCCGCATCCTGTCGCCGAAATCGCTTATCGTGATCCTAGACATCTGCGCCAGCATGTTTATCGTGGATGACAGGGATGCGATCCGGTTAGATGAGCCCGATACCCCGTGATCCAGCAATATCTGGCTGATCGTATAGTAGTACCGGTCTATATGAGGTTGCACATCCTCCTCCATGCTTTGCGTAATCTCGGCAAACGCCTCCTTGTTGGCCTTGGCTATCCGGAAGATGTTGGTGTTATAAGCGTCTATCTCTTTTTCGATAGCGTTGGCCGTCCGTTTGGCGTTATGCCTGTAGTGCTCGCTATTCCTCATGGCCTCCATGAGCGATACGGTGTAGTTATACACTTGGTCGTTCACGAAAAGTATCATGTATGTTAGCGAGGTGACAAGGCCGTTCGTGTCCTTGTCGATCTCTTCCCAATCGTTGTATTGTCTCATTCTTCCATCCTCCGGATCATATAATCAACAACGTCCTTTACGGTAAGGCATCGTCCGGGATCATCATTAGGGATCAATATGCCAAACTCTTTCTCCAGCTCCATCAATATCTCTACCTCGTCAAGACTGTCCATCCATAGATCATCCTC